GCCGGGGCTGTTGATGTGCAGGGTAATGGGGCCGTTTCCGGAGAAAAGCTCCTCCTTGAACATCGCGGGTGTGATTTCATCGGAGAACCAGGATTCCTCAGCAATCACACCTTCCAGATACAGGGTACGGGTCTCATCGTCGTTTTTGACCCAGTTCCAGAAATGTCGCATAGCGAATTCCTCCTTAATGTCGATGCGTCCAGCCGATGGCAATCATCAGCAGGATGCTGAGTAAAATGAGCGCGGCAATGACGAACAGGCTGGGAACAATCAAGGCTGCATCCGCTCCCTTCTTTCAGGCTGAGTCTGCCTGGTGGCATCGTCGGTCTGCTGCTTCATGGCAGTAGTAATGGGAATCATGTTGCCGTTGACCAGGTAGGCGTCACCGCCCTGATCCGCCGGGATGGGGTTCTGGTTCTCCAGTGCCCGGATGTCGTTGGCGGACATCCAGCCGTTCTGTCGGGCAATGGCATAGCCCTCCATCCGGGACTTGTAGTCACCGCGCATCAGGCCGTCGATATTGAACTGTACATAGAAGCGCCCCTTCTCCTGATCAGTGAAAAGGGCGCGATTCATGGCCTGTTCGATGCGGACGAGCCAGGGGCGGATGGTGTGAACGGCGAAGTCAATGCTCATGTGTTCGATATTTGAGAACGTGGCATGCTCCAGATCGCCGACCAGATGGGGCGGTACCCGGAAGATCCGGCAGATTTCATCCACCTGAAACTTTCGGGTTTCCAGGAACTGCGCTTCATTGTTGGGCACGGCCATGGGCTCAAACTTCATGCCTTCTTCCAGAATGGCCACCCGATTCGCGTTGGATGATCCGCCGTAGGCTGCGTTCCAGCTTTCTCGCAGTGCTTTTGGGTTTTTTACGGTGTTCGGGTGTGTCAGGATACCGGAAGGGCGAGCGCCGTTGGAAAAAAACTTGCTGCCGTATTCTTCGGAAGCGATGCCCAGGCCGATAGCATTCTTCTCCAGCGCAATGGGGCTGTAGCCCATGACACCATCAAAGCCGAGTCCTGGGATATGAAGCACATCCTCAGGAGACAGCACCACCGTCTGGCCGGTATTGGTCATATAGGTGTAGGTCAGGATGCCGTTCTTGTCCCGATCCACAGTCATCTTGTCTGGCAGCAGAGGGTATAGACCAGTGATCTTATTTCGGCCCGTGCGGATGATCTGGCAGTAGCTGTTGCCCCACAGGAGCAGGTGCGCCAGCATGACCTCCCGCAGCACAAAGGACGTCATCTCGCTGTTGGGCTCATCATGAACCAGGCGATACAGCGGATGCTCCGTTGCCTTGCGGTTACCGTCCTCTTTGACTTCATATACACCCAGCGGCAGGCTGGCGACCGTTTCCGAGATCACTCGGACACAGGCATACACCGTGGAAAGCTGGATCGCTGTCTGAGCATTGACTGCTTTCCCGGAACCGCTGGTGCCGAAGTAGAAGGTCGGAGCGGCACTGACGCTGTCCTGGGGCTTATCCCGAGCACGGAACAGCGCGGTGAAGGGGTTTTTCATGCGGGTTTCACTCCTTTTCAATGGCTTTTGGTAGCCCTTCATGGTATAGTGGAATTGGGCTCTTCAGCCCGAATATCGTGATTTGGGTGCGGAAATACATGGGAAAAGAATTATCAGAAATGACTTTAGAAGAACTATGGGAGCTGTTTCCAATCGTTCTTGTCGAACATAATGATAAGTGGGCAGATGACTACAAGGAGATTGAACTCTTGCTGCATAACCTGTTTGCAGGCTGGCCCATTCATCGTATCAGCCACATTGGAAGCACCGCCATAGCAGGAATATGGGCCAAGAATATCATCGATGTGATGATTGAACTCCCTGAAGGCAGCAGCTTAAACGATGCGGCGCGAGTATTGGAACAAAACGGTTTTATCATCATGTCAGCCGATGCATCCAGGATATCGCTCAATAAGGGCTATACGCCGGATGGATTTGCAGACAAGGTGTATCATGTCCATCTTCGACATGCCGGAGACAACGATGAACTGTACTTCCGGGATTATATGAATGAGCATCCTGATGTGGCAAAAGAATACGAAGCATTGAAGCTGCGTCTTTGGAAGCAGTTTGAACATAACCGGGATGCCTATACGGACGCAAAGACAGAATTCATCACAAATTGGACGGCAAAAGCACGAAGGGAATATGGAAACAGGTACTGACAAATTGCAGCTTGACCTTCTGATTACAGTCCGCTTCCAGTCTTTTTGTCATGGCATCCCTTGCATAGCGGTTCCCAGTTTGTCTGATCCCAGAACAGGCGCTGGTCACCTCGGTGCGGAATAATGTGATCCACAACGGTTGCAGGGACGACCTTGCCCTCCGCCTGGCAGAAGGCGCACAGCGGATGCTGCTTCAGGAAGAGAGTGCGGGCCTTACGCCAGCGGCTGTCGTACCCACGGGCATCCGCACCGCCGCGCAGCCTGTCGCCGCTCCATTCCATATGATCCTTACAGAACACCTGACCCTGTTCGCAGAAGCCCGGACATCCGGGATAGCGGCAGGGTCTTCTTGGTTTTTGGGGCATTTTGCACCTCCGTCAGATAATCAAAAGTCCACGGGTATCATAGACGGATTCGCCGCCCTGGTTCTTCATGGCCCTGTCCAGCGCCATGACCAGCGCAACCGCGCCGTCCACCTTCTCCGTGGATTTTTCTTTGTCGATTTTCAGGTTCCCGGCAGGATCGGTGCGCACGAAGGCATTGTCCATGTTCCACCGGAGCACCGGATGCCCGCCGTGGTTCAGCTTCCGCTCCAGCACGATGCGCATCAGTTCCTTGGTCGGCGGCGACATATCCCGAAAGCCCTGTCCAAACGGCACCATGTTGAAGCCGTCGTCCTCCAAAGTCTGCACCATCATGGTGGCGTTCCATCGGTCATAGGCGATTTCCCGAATGTTGAACCGTTCGCCCAGCTTCGTGATGAACTGCTCAATGAAGCCGTAATGCACCACGTTGCCCTCGGTCGTATGGATGAAGCCCTGGCGTTCCCATTTGTCGTACATCACATGATCGCGCCGGACGCGCAGCTGCATGGTGTCCTCGGGGAGCCAGAAGTACGGAAGCACGATGTACTGCTCTTCGTCATCCCTTGGCGGGAACACCAGCACCATGGCTGTCAGGTCACTGGTGCTGGAAAGGTCAAGCCCGGCATAGCATGCGCGGCCTTCCAGTTCATACTCATTGACAGCGCCGCCGCATTCATCCCATTTGTCCATGGGCATCCAGCGGATACTCTGCTTGACCCACTGGTTCAGACGCAGCTGACGGAACATGTTCTCATCGGCTGGCGTTTCCTGGGCTTTGCGGAAAGCGTCCCGCACCTTGTCAATGGAGATCGTTTGATCCAACGAGGGGTTTGCCTTATACCAGTTCTTTTCATCTGTCCAGTCGGCATCATCCGGCAGGCCGTAAAGCACCGGGTAAAACCGGGGATCATCCTTTCTGCCTTCGATGATGTCCAAGGCTTTTTGATGAACCTCCCAGCAGATGCTGTTCCGGTCGGTACCCGCCGTCGTCAGCAGGAACCACAGTGGCTGTTTCCGGGCATCGCCGCTGCCCTGGGTCATGACATCATACAGTGCGCGGGTAGGCTGGGTGTGTAGCTCGTCGAAGATACAGGCGCTCACATTCAGGCCGTGCTTGGTGGCCACCTCCGAGGACAGCACCTGATAGATGCTTCCTGTCGGCTGGTAGACCATGCGTTTGGTGCTGGGGATGATCTTGATCCGCTTGCTGAGCGCCGGTGACTGCTTCACCATATCCACAGCCACATCGAACACGATAGCCGCCTGCTGACGGTCGCTGGCGCAGGAGTAAACCTCCGCCCGCCACTCATCATCATTGCAGAGCATGTTCAGGGCAATGGCAGCGCCGAGCTCACTCTTTCCGTTCTTCTTCGGGATCTCGATGTAGGCCGTATTGTACTGCCGCATGGATGGATCATCGTCCCGGACGGTACCAAACACATCCCGGATGATCTTTTCCTGCCAGGGCAGCAGCTTGAACGGCTCCCCATGGAATTCTCCCTTGGTATGCTTCAGGCACTCAATGAACTGCGTCACCCGGCGGGCTTTCGCTTCACTGAACATCCTGCCAGCCCCCCTTCAGGACGGATTCCATCGGATCGTCGCTGGCTGCGCTGTCGCCGCTGTTGGCGTAGAGCCGTGCCCGGCTGGCAGGCGTCAGGCCGAACTCTGAGCAGAAGGACTGCATAATTTTCAGGTTCTGCATGGCGATGCTGACCTGCGGAACCTGCTGTACATAGCCGCTGGGCGTTTTGAAAATGGTGCCGTGCTGGGACAGGAATTCTTCAGCTTCCCGCCACCGGGCGTAAGCCTGGCAGTACCCGGCGAAGGCTTCCATGTCATGTTCGGTGAGAACACCCATGGCGATCAGGGAGGGAGCCAGACGCTTCCATTCCTTTTTTGCTTCCGGCATCAGCCAAGCAGGGCACTTCACGTTGTCCTGGGGTGGCGTCGGCTCATCCTTGTTCAGCGGTCGTCTGCCCTTGCCACGGTCGCCCTCCAGTTCTTTCAGGGCCGTGGGCAGGGGCTTTCTTCCTCTGGTGGCCATCTGGTTTCACCTCCGTTTCTCTTGAAAAGTGTGTTTCTCCGGGGATAGTGTCTGGATACTGTCTGGGAAAAGTGTGTTTCTGCAGCACTGTTACTTGCTTACAGCAATACTGTCATAGGGCTGTGTCTGGCCGTCCCGCAGCACGGTGATCTCCTGATCCGGGTACTCTAGGTGAAAACGCTCCACTATAACTGTCGCGTACTTCGGATCAAGCTCCATCGTCCGGCAGATCCGGTCGGTCTGTTCGCAGGCGATGAGGGTGGAGCCGCTGCCGCCGAACAGATCCATAACCACGGCGTTCGGTGCGCTGCTGTTCTTAATGGGATAGGCCAGCAGCGGGATCGGCTTCATGGTCGGATGGTCAGCGCTCTTCTTAGGCTTATCAAAGTTCCAGATGGTGGACTGCTTTCGGTCGGCGAACCACTTATGCTTCCCGTTGGGGAGCCAGCCATAGAGTACGGGCTCATGCTGCCACTGGTATGGACTGCGGCCCAGCACGAGGCTGTTCTTCACCCAGATGCAGACCCCGGAAATATGAAAGCCGGACTCCTTGAAAGCCCGGCGAAAGTTCAGCCCTTCGGTATCCGCATGGAAGATGTACGCGCTGCCGCCCTCGGCCATGTGAGCCGCCATGTTCTGGAAAGCGGCCAGCAGGAACGAGAAAAACTGCTCATCCGCCATACTGTCGTTCTGGATCTTCTTTCCGTCAGCGGACTCATACGCGACGTTGTAGGGAGGATCGGTCACGACCAGATTGGCCTTGATGCCGTCCATGAGCGCGTCCACTGCATCCTGCGATGTGCTGTCCCCGCACATCATGCGGTGCCTGCCCAGCGTCCAGATGTCACCGGGCTGTACATATACGTTGACTGTTTCCGGATCAATCTCACAATCATCGTCATGCACATCCTTGTCATGCACCTTGGAAAAGAGATCGTCCACCTCGGCAGCGTCAAAGCCCGTCGCGCCGAGATCATATCCGGCGCTTTGCAGATCCTGCAGCAGGTCAGCCAGGGCCGTAGGTTCCCAGTCACCAGTGGCTTTGTTGAGTGCAATGTTCAGCGCCTTCTCATCCGAAGGGTTCTCGATGTGCACCACAACGCAGTCCACCTCGGTCGCGCCTTCAGCCTTCAGCACCTTGTAGCGCTGGTGACCGCCGACGATGTTGCCCGTCACCTCGTTCCAGACGATGGGATCGACGTACCCGAAGTCGTGCAGGCTGCGTTTGATTTTTTCATACGCGGGATCACCCGGCTTCAGGTCTTTCCTGGGGTTGTATTTTGCAGGCTTCAGCCGGTCAATCGGCATGGTCTGCATGTTCAGATTCGTATTCACGGTTCCTCCTTCTGCCGTCCTTTGGGGCGGCTTTTTTGATATCCGGGCGGGCCGATACCCCCACCCCCGAATTTGTCGGAAATTCACGCGTGAGGGGGGCGCGGTCTCCGCCAGGCACACCCAGGGATCTGACCACCCCCTCCCGGGCACACCTCGGCCCGGCGGCTGGGCACACCGACCTGCCCGCCGACTTCGCCAGAGCAAAGCGGAGAAGTGTGCCGCCCGCCGGACTTCTTCACGGCAAAGCGGAGAAGCGCCGCCCGCCCGGACTTCACCAGAGCAAAGTCGGAAAGTCCTGTGCCCGGGTGGACTTTTCCAGAGCAAAGCGGAGAAGTGTGCCGCCCGCCGGACTTTCGCAGAGCAAAGTCGGAAAGTGTGCCCGGCGGCGGTTCCGGGCGGCGGGTCGGTGTGCCCGCCCGGGCGGCGAAAAACCGCCCGCCCGGCGAAAAAAAAACCGGGTTTTTTTCCGGCCCCTACGCGCATGTATAAGGAAGCGCGGCCTCCTTTTTCGCAAAAAAAACCGTTGACTTTTCGGCCCGGCAGAGTGATGGATGTACGCGCCGGGCGGGAAACCGCCCAGAAGGC